TTCAATGATATTTGTGCTTGCGCAAACTCGCTATACCGATTTAGAACGCGCCGGATGCTGTTTTTTGTAATGTAACACCAGGCGAAATGCTTCCGTAAGCGTTTGCGCTTAATCTGTCATCAAGAGTGATGTTTACATTAGAAGTTGTTTCTGATTCCTCACGTGAGTAGTTATTTACCGCTCTTTCAGCTGGAGAAATAGGGGCTGTCGGTTGCTGATTGCTTTCAAAACTTGCGCTTTCCGCAAATCCGCTGCGCATATCAGCTATCTTGTCCGCCCAGCTTCCTATTGTGTCACCAATGCCCGGAATCCAGTCTAACGCCCTAAGCATATTTTCTATTGGTGAAAGAACCCAGCTTAAAATTGCCGAACCAATACGCTTGAAAACGCCGACAATTCCTTCTGCCTGGAATACTGACATAACATTCTGCCACATTGCCGCAACACCGTCAAAAAGCCCGTGGAGCCAGTCAAAAAGCGGCTGCAATTTTCCTTTTATTGTTTCAACCCAGCTGTTTAAAGTTTCGCCTATACCAGTAAAAAATCCTGTTATCTTTTCCCAGATTCCGCCAAAAAAAGAAGAAATTCCCTCTATCGCTGTTGCAAAAGCGGTTGTTATCCGTTCCCAGATTCCTACAAAAAATGTGCCTATGCTTTCGCCGATTGTAACAAAGAATGTGGTTATATGTTCCCAGACACTGCTAAAGAATGTAGTTATCTTTTCCCATAATCCCGCAAAAAATGCACCTACCTTTTCAAACATTTGTGCAACAAATTCTTCAGCGGCAGGGGCGTTTTCGCCAAACAAAAAAGTCATAAAGCGATGGTACAGATTTGTGAAAAATCCTGTTATCGCTTCCCATGCTGAAGAAGCAAATTCTGCAATCCGTGTGCCGACACCGCTAAAAAAGTTTGTGATAGAATTCCATGCTTCTACGGCAAAATTTGCAATGCTCGTTCCCAGCCATACAAACCAGTCACCGACACGCTTTAACGCTGCGCTTATTGAATCCCAGTGTTTAACACAAAGAACAATAATGCCGATTAAAGCCGCAACAGCTGCAACAATTCCGGCAATAATCAAACCTATAGGATTAGCCATCATAGCCGCTGTTAATGCGCTCATTGCACCAGAAAAAACACCAGCTGCGCCAGCCGCAACCTTCATAACAACCGTAAAAATAGCAGTTGCAATTTTTGTTCCAGTCGTAGCAAAAGCAAGTGCGCTTTGTGCCGCCGTTGAACCTTTTATAACTGAAGCGTAGGCAATCTGTGCGCCTGTTGCAACAGCTGTAATTACATTATGCGCTTTTTGTGCAATCACAATAGCGTCTGTAACAAGTCGCCATGTAGTCATAGCTGCAACAACGGCAATTATTACACCCCTAAAAGTCCATGCAGTTTGAACAATCTTTGTAATTACATTAAGCGCAGTTGTAAGACCATTTACAAGCGGCGTAACATCAAAATTAGAAATTGATTCTGTAAGCTCTGTAATGAAATTGCCGCCTTTACCTGCAAAAGCGTCTACAAACTGGAAACCTTTTTCTGTTAATGCACTTTTTAAAACATTAAGTTTATTAAGTAAAGAACCACGCAAGGCTTCGGCTTTCTGCATGGCCGCATCCGTAGAGTTTGCCGCCGTTGCCGCGTAACCCTCTAGCGCATCCGCTCCAGTATTAAGCAGGGCGTTAAAAGCTGCAATGTTTTGTTTTCCAAAAATAGCATAAAGATTTGCATTTCGTTCTGCGTCACCCATGCCAACCATTGCTTTGTTAAATTGCCCGACAATATCAGAAAGGCTTAAAAGGTTGCCGCTGGAATCTGTTGTAGCAATTCCCATCGACTTTAACGCCGCCGCTGCGTTATCAGTAGGGGCGGAAAGATTGGTCATAATATTGCGCAAATGCGTTCCTGCTTCAGCTCCAACAATAGAGTTGTTCGCAAGGGCTGTTAAACTTGCGCTGAACATATTTAAATCATTATTTGCAGTCTTAAAGAATGCACCCCCGGCGGTTATAGCTTCGCTTACATCCGTTAAGCTCATGTTTGCGCTGTCTGCTGTGTAAGCCATAACATCGCTAAGGCGTTTCATGTTTTGGGCTAGTATTTCCGGGTTGTCGCTCATCATGCCCATTACATTTAGGCCGCCGACCGCCATTCCTACAGCTTCGTTCATTTCAACGCAAGCTGCGGTTGCAAGATCTGCAACACCTGGAAGAAGGGCAATAGCATTTGAACTGTCAACACCAGCGCGGGCCAGTGTAGCCATAGCATCAGCGGTTTGCTTTGCGTCAAACTCTGTTGCAGCCGCAACAGCCCTTGCGCTTAAACCTATTTCATGCAGCCGTTCTTCAAAATCAGCTGCTGAAGAATCAACATCGCTAAAAGCCGCTCCAGCTCCATGTAAAGCGGCATCAAAATCTGCGTATTGTTTTGTAGCAACGACAAGCCCTGCGCCAACCGCCGCAACGCCCATTCCAATAAGCATTTTTCCTGCGGCTTTTGCAGTTTCGCCAAAGGCAGTGACCCGCTCTTGCGCTTTCAACAGACTTGCATTTAAACGGCCAGAAACAGCGTCGCCGCTCGCACCTATGCTTTTAAGTGCGGCAGAAGCGCGGTCTACTAATGCAAATGTTGTTGAAACTTCATAACGGCTTGCCATTTCTCTTTTTCTTGATTTCCTTTTGTGTTTGTGTTAATTCCGGGATTAAAGGTTTATACCAGAATAGAATTTCCCTAACAGTCATGTCATAGGGTGGAATTGGCAAATGATATTCAACATATATTTGCCGTATCATGTCCGGCACTCCATCATAAGCCGGAACTTTTTTTTCACTTCCACCCCGTGCAACAGGAACGGTTAGGCACTCATAAAAAGCTGTGCAATACCTGTAAATACTTTGTAGTCGGTATTGTAGAGATTTGAGAACCAACCAATGTCTTTTCCTGTCATTGCGCTGCAAATAGCAACAATTTTATGGTTCATCTGCTGTGTTTTATAGTTATCAATTCCCATATAAGCGCGGCCATTTGGCGGCACAAGTTCAACGCTTGTTCCGGCAAATCCAGCGGGGCTTTTTTGTGAAACTGTATAAACAAAGTTTCCTTTGTCGTTTATGCTCAAAAAACCACGCTGCATTGATTTTACAAGGCGTTCTTTTGTCATTGTTAAAGCAAGTTTGTCTGTATCGCTAAAACCTGCGCCTACAATATCAATGTCGTTGTCTTCAGCCCATCTTGCAATTTCCTGTTCTGCAAGTTCTGCGCTCATAGTTTCGCCTGTTGTCTTTTTTTCGTCTGCCATTTGTTCACCTCAAAAAAATAATCTGGCAGGGGTTTGTTTTCCCCTGCCTTAAAAATTATAACTTTTCAACATCGCCATTCAGCGTAACTTCTGCCGTACTTTCTTTTGTTGAAAGTTTCACAGCGTCTGTTATCTGCATTGTACCGTTGTAAACAACGCCGTTTACAAGCGTACACTGAACAGGCACAAACTCGCACTTGTTCTGCAAATCCTGCAAAAATTCAAGGTCGCCCGCCTGTTCGTCAATGGTAATGTTCAAGCCTTCAATGCTTCCAACGTGCCAGCTTTTTACCAGGCGCGTTGTGCCATCCCCGTTCTGCTTCACTTCGTTCTTGAAGCCTTTAGGGGTAATAGAAACATCGTCTTCACTGTCACAGACAAAGTTTCTGCCGTTTATAGTAATGCTCTCTACAGGGCCGCCAACTGCTGCCATAAATTCACCTCTCTTTTACAAGTTTTTATCCAAGATAAAAACCAAAATAAATATCGCCGCTGATAACTTCCACATTGCCGGAAAGTTTGCACGGGAAAACATAATCAAGCCGCTTTGGATTTTCGCTGTTGATTCCAACCTGCAAATTTTCTTTTGTAAAATCTGCATCGCTGATAATTGCATTTTTTGCAAGTGAATCAGCAAGAGTTGCAAGCCAGCCTTTAACAGTCTTTGGCTTGATTGCCTTCGGGTTAGTTGTAACCTGTGCGTCTGGCACAAGTGGCGCACCCTTAACATCATCGCTTTCTGTGATAAGGCGGCAGTTATAAACAATGTTCATAAGTTTAACCGCATCCACAACATAACGGCGGCCAGGATATTTGCCTTCTGAATCTGGGTGATAGAAAGTAACAATGTCGTTCAGCTCTGCAACATTTCCACTCTTAATGTTGTTTGACGCACCTTTAAGAATGGACTGATTGCGAATCTGTGGTGTTTCCTGTGCATCGTCGCTTCCGGCTTTAAGCCCTTTAAGCTGGCCTTTGTAATTCTGCGGCGGGTTTGAATCTGCTGTTGTGATAATATCATCAAGCAAACCTTTTGCAGCAACAACAAAAGGCAGTTCCGGCGAACCAACGCTAGGAACCAAAAAGTTAATGTAATCGTTTTTGCGCTCGTCTGAAATTGCAGTGCGTGTTGTATAGTTATCTGTACAACCGTGCGCAACGATACAAGGCATTTTCTGCAAAACGCTCCAGCGTCCTTCACCCCATGCCTGGTATGTATCAAGAATGCTTCCTGCCTTGTAATCAAAAGTAGAAAGCACAAATGTAATCCATTTCTGACCGATTTTTTCAAGTGCGCTTGTAACATCGGGTGTTCCTGCTCCGTCTGCAAATGCAGTAATTGCCACGGTCAAACCTGGCAAGTCGGCATCCATAACAATAGTAATACTGTTTCCAAGTACGCCGCTCCATTTTGCAGTCAAAGTGATATGCTCCGGCACATCTCCAGAAGCTGCCGTAACAGCAGCAGCCGCTGGCATTTCAAGCACGGCGTTAATAGCAGCAACAATGGCAGCCATAGTTTCAGAAGCTGTTGCGCCTTTTGCAACGCTAAATTCAGCGTCTACACCGCCAACGCTAACAGTACCGCTTCCGGCTTTTGTTGCAGCGTCTCCAGTAATAAGAATTTCGCCCTGTGCCTTAGTCCACTGCGCACCTTTTGCGACAGGCAAAATGTAAACCGGGAATGTGGCCATTGCTCCAGCTTTCGGAAAAAGCTGTAAAGCCGCAAGGTGAAGAGGGCTTCCGTAGCCGTACTTCTGTGCGACTGCATCTGCGCTTCCCTCGATTTCGTACTTGTCAAGAGAATAGACGGCATCGTCATTTCCCTGTCCAATAATTGCAAGCTGCTGTGGCAGCATTGCGGCATTTCTGGTGTTAAAGTTTTTGTAATGTGTTTCAAGACCTGTAATTCTTGAAACCGTGCTAGGACTTACACCCATTTTCTTTGCTCCTTTTATATTAGAATTCGACAAGCACTCTGCCGTCTTTGTCGCTAATTTTAGCGTCAACCAGCTCTAAGCCTTCGCCCTCACTGATTGCCACACCCTCTATATAATCCACATTCAAAGTAATGCGTACAATTTTCACTTTTACAGCCGGATTTGTGTTTGCTGGACTTCCAGCTTCAAACTTCACAATATCGCGACCATCAACAATTCCACGCATTTTTAAATATGCGTAGTTTTCAGCACATAAAACATTTCTTACAATGCGCGCTGCTTTCCAAGCCTTTAGACTTGCCCGCATTCCGGCATCTTCGCCGCTCTCTGCGTTTCCTGTAGCATAAACATCAAGCAAGAATGTTGCGCTCATTCTGTGCTTATTAAAGTTTGTGCTTCCACTTGTTTTTTCAGAACCAACCAAAGTTAAGTTTGCAAGTGGAAAAGGATTTACCCCGCTGTCAACATATTGCAGGGGGTCGTCGTTCTCAATGTAAACGGCAATGTTGTAGTCACGGGCGTTAGGGTCGGCTGCTTCCTGTGCAAGCGCAAACTGATTGGCAAGTTCTACGCTCAAAATCGCTCCAATCTGATCGCGGATATACTCGATATTATCCGGCTCACTTAAAAGCTCTTTGCACTCACATTCAATCATCATTTACCGCCTGTTCCGCTCCGCTCATATCCAAGCTAAGAAATACCCGGACAATCCCAATCGTTCTGTCCGGCTCTGCAAACACAACATTGCTTTCCTGTGTTTCTCCATCCAGATTTTTGTAGACAAGTTTCCAGCCGGGGGCAGGGCTTACGGTTTTGCCGCCAATTTGCACGCGGCTTGCCAGAAAACTTGCGCACACTGTCCGTCCTGCGACACGGTTTCCCTCTGTATCAACAGAATAGCCAATGTCTCCCACAAACCCGGTTATCTCCCACGAATGCCCGGCTTTGTCGCTAAGAGTAAAGACAGTGTTTCCGGCTTGATTGCCCTCAACTGTTTTAAGGGCATCGCGCCGCGCAAGTTCCCTTAAACCCATTTTTAGGCATCCTCGCCAGCGTCACCGCCTTCGCCGTTGCCGTCTTCTTCATCGCCTTCTGCTTTGTTTCCATCATCAGAAGGTGTTGTGTTTTCCGGCGTCGGTTCTGCTGCGCCTGTAGAAGAAGTAGGGTTTGAACCGCTTTTGCCTGTGCTAGTTCTTTTGCCAGTGCTTGTTACCTGTATGATTTTCTTTGCCTTGATGAGCTTTTCAAAAACCTCTTTGGAAGCAAAGTCTTTTTCGGTAACTTCCTGACCTTCGTTCAGAATCACGCCCTTTGATGTGATAGCCACGCCGTCTGCAATTTCATAAATTTTTGTAGCTGTTGCCATGTTAAAACTCCTTTTCGATTACGAAGCTGTAGTTGTCAAGCAGCCGTATTTATCGACTGAAACAGGGATTGCCAAACCACGCATCTTGCTTTCGGCTGTGTAAGCGTCGCCGTTTTCATCTGCCCAAACACGGTTATGAATACGCGCGAATCCGTCATAAGTAACTTCTGCCGGAATGATGGCCGTAAACGGTTCTTTCATTCCCATAGTTGGAACGCCGCCGAAAACTACGCGGAAATCCAAATCTTCAATGGCAGCTGTTATAACAACCTTGTCCGGGTTCATAAACTTTGTAAGAGTTGAACCCTTGAAAGATTCGTAGCTGTCGTTATAAACCCAAAGTTCAAGGCGGTAAGAACCGATGTCGATGTAGCCCATGTAGCGGCCACCGCGATTCTTCAAAGCTGGTGAAAGCTGACCAAGATTCATACCGTCTTTTTTAACAGCGTCCTTGAAATCCTGGTTTTTAATTGCATAGTTCCATGAATTGCGTCCGAAAACCGCAATGGCAGGGTCGCTTTTTCCGTCATCGTTGATTGCATCGCATAGGGCTTCCAAATCCGCAAGAGGCGTAGCGTTTGCCGTATCGCTCCAGCTGATTGCAACTGTAGGTTTGTGGCTTGCCTTCATCTTGTAGTCAAGGTCATAAATGACATTGCCGTTTTCGTCTGAAAGCTGAACAATGCCTGTCTGCAAAATCTGCGCGCACTGCAATTCAATCTGTTCTTTGAACATGCGATGGAATTTAGAAAGTGCTTTCTTGATTTTTACAACAAGCCGCGCAAACCATGAACCAACAACATCTGCGTTGTCGCTTTCGCCTGGCTGACGCTGCATAAGCTCGTAGAGCGGAACAGGGGTTCTCAAGCAGGAATAAGGCGGCTTGAACCGCTTTTCTGTGAAAACGTCATCATCAATGATAACGCCGCCCGTTCTGTGGTCTTTCAAGACAGGCGCAATCTTGTTTCCGCTGCGCTCAATGTCAAGTTCCACATATTCGGCGTTTGTGTAATCTTCTTCTGTTGTTTTGAAGAATGTTGTAAAGAATCCGCGCTTCTGCATATGCGCGTCATCGGTGAACATTTTAAGAACTTTCTTTAGAAAATCCATTTTGTTTTCTCCCTAAAAATCAAGAATTACAGATTGTCTGTCTTTCCAATGTTTGTTACATCAAGGGCAAGAATTCCGCTTGCCCTCAAAGCATCAGCCTGTGCAGCTGTCAAAGCTCTTCCTGCGACAGTTACGCCGCTTTTCTTCACGCTTCCGGCAATGCAGACGCAAACATAAAAATCTTTTGCAGCTCCGCCGCTTGCGTTTTCATTTTTAAGGTCTTCGCGTGTTGCAAGAATAAAACACTGGCCTTCAACATCGTCTGCTAGTTCCAGCTTGCCGCTTGTGCTGTTCCTTGCAAGAACGTAGCCGTCCTTTGCGCTTTCCTGTGCCGCAAGGGAAAGGACTTCAGCTGTAAACTCGTTGTTTCCAATAAAAAGGTCGTCCGGGCCGTGTGTAATGGCTTCCATATTTCCGTTAATTGTTCCCATTATGAATTTCTCCCAAGCTCTTTATCAAATGCAGCCATTACAGCGGCATTATCCCTCTGTGTGTTGTCTTTTGGCGGCACAACTTCTGGAATGTTTTTTTCATCTTCCTTTTGTGCGGCAACAACCTGTGCGGCAACCTTTTTATCCATGAATGCGTCAATAACTGCCGAATCAGTAGGATTGGCGTTATTCTTGATACATTCAAGGGCGTAATCAGTGCAACCGCATTTTTCACCCATAGCTAAAAGACGGCTTGCGCGTTCGCGTTCATCGCTTGCGCCTTTAGCTTCGCCTTCTGCAACAATCGCCGCATAAACATCGGGATTGCTCTTTTTAAGTTCTTCAGCTGTCATTTTGCAGCCCCCCATATTATTTTTGTCGGGCCTGCTATTTGCGCCGCCCGCGCTTTCCAATTTCAAACAGGCAGCAATCTTTGCGTTTGCTCCCTGCATTTTATCCGCATTTTTTTTCATTGCGTTTTGAGTTTCCAAAACACAAGCCTGTGCTTTTACGATAAAGCTGTTTTTTGCCGCAATAAAATCTTCCGGCTTTTCTTCGCTCTTGTTTTCAATCACTTCGTCCGCAAATCCAGCTTCAACAATTTCTTTGCCAAAATACCAGCTTTCAGCGTCCATCAGATTTTTCATTTCAGAAACTTTCTTTCCAGTTCTGCCGCTGTAAACAGCCGCCATCAAATCGTCTGTACGCTCCATAGCGTCCGCGCTGGTACGCAAATCGTTTCTGTCGCCAATTACAACGCTCCAGCCGTTGTGAATCATGTAAATTGAGTTATCTTCAACAATGATTTTATTCTTAGAAGAAACGGAATGGGCGGCCAATGCAATAACGCTTGCTGCGCTTGCTGCCATCCCCTGTATGTAGGTTGTAATTTGAATGTCGCTGTGGTTTCTTGCAAAGTCGCGGATAACATTATAGATGGCGATACAATCCCACAAATCACCGCCCGGCGAATTGATTGTAATGCGTACATCCTCGCCAGCTCCAACTTTTGCAAGCTCGCTTCTTACATAATCTGGAGTAATGCCACTTGTGAAAAATCCTTCACCAATCTGCTTGTCTATCAACAGTTCAAACATAGTTTAATTTTCCTTGTGTTTAAATAAACTCGCTATACCGAAAAAATATTTTTTTATGCTTGTTAAACGCAAAAAGCCGCCCCTAAAAAGGAACGGCTTTGCATAAAATAAAACTATTCAATCTGCTTTGCGTTCTTTGACTGAATGGCAGCAATAATAAGTCCGGCAATAATTCCTACAAGTCCAAAAACCATAGTAATTACAGTTGTCATTGTTTCCTTGCTGAATCCGCCGAATCCAAGCAGATACGCGCCAACGCCCACTAAGCTGACCGCAAGAACTGCAAGCCATGTTTTCTTTGTCTTGTCGCGTTTCTGCCAAAGCTGTGAAGTGGCAATTCCTGCGCCAAACATTGTAAGTGCAAAACCTGTCATGTCGGCAAGTTCAAACTTTGCAAAGTACGCAATAGCGACACCTGCAACAACCATCAGTAAACCAATGATAAGAAAAATATTCTTCTTCATTTTTACCCCCTGCCCATTTAGGGCATTTTTTTATTATTTACAGGCAACGCCCGCAATTTACTTGTACAAACCGCCCAAAAGATTTTCACGGCTTCTGAATGCCAGCTTGCAGCCGTCCTGTTTGAATCCGTCTTGTTCCAGAACGATAAAATATTTTGTGTTGTAGATTGAAACAAGAATGGCAGTATGCCCGTATTTGTTTGTTTTGGTTGCACCCCAGACTAGAATGTCTCCGCTGGAATAATCAGCAAGCGCATCTTCTTTAATGACTTTCAGTTTGCCAGGATTTTTAATAATATCTTTTGCACCCTCAACAGGCGGAAACTGTGGAACGTCCAGAACTTCGCTGTAATACTGTCGTGCAAGATCTACGCACTGCGGCCCGAATTTTCCGTCAAAATCAACTTTTGTTCCAAGATACTTTTTAATAAACTGCGTCAAACTGATTGCCATTTTTCACCTCACTTTATTTTGCTTTTTCTTCAGAATTGCCTTCATACAACGCTTTCAAATCGTTGTAATCTTTTTCTGTTTCTTCATAATGAATCTGAAATTCCCTAAGCTGTATAATCCATTCACCTGGCACAGTAACTGTATCATCCGGGTTTCTTACATCGCCGTACAATTCGGGAAAAAAAGGAAAGTTCAGTTCCGGCAAATAAGGTTTTTCGATGTACTCAATTTTTGTGCTTGTGCAGCCCATTAAGAGCATTGCTAAGAGCATCGCCGTCATGCAAATTATTGATTTTTTCATCCGCTTCCTTCCTGTTTTTTCTTAAAATCTGAATAGTGCTTTCAAGTTTTGCCTGTTCAGCAATCGCCCTTGCAAGTTCCTTGTTTGTGCTTTCAAGTTTGCCCTGTGTTTCTTTTCGCTTTGTTTTTTCAGACCGCCACAAAAAGAAAAGTAACAAAATCCCAACGAAAAGCACTGCCGTTAAAATCAAAAAAAACTTAATCATTTTTCTTTTTCCTTCTTCTTTCGTGTTCTTCGTAATTTAGCACCATTGCGCCAATCGCAAAGAAGCCAAAAAAAACACAAAGAATAATTCCTAGAATCAGCCCAATCATCTTTCTTCATTGCTTGAAGGTTTGTTTGCAATGGCATCACTCACTGCAAAACCGATTTTTTGCCCGGCATTTACACCAAGATACAAAAGTGAGATATAGAAAAAATCCTGTATTACAGCCGTTAAAAGCTCAATCGCAGTCTTTGCTTCCAAAATGTTTTTTATGCAGCAAATAATAACAACGGTAGCAACAACAAAAGTAATCACACCCCAGACAATCCAGACAAGAAATTTTCTGCTTTGAAATTTGCTTGTTTTCTCTTTTTCGCCAGTTCCGCTTTCTTTTTCTTCACTCATTTTTGCACCTCGCTTTTAAAAGATTTAAACTACTCACGTGAGTAGTTACTTAATCAAAAGTTTTATAATCCCGCCAATGTTCGACAAAAAAGCACCGACACACGCCGCAACAATAATTCCTGTTATCTGCTTTATTAAGTCTTTTGCTTTTTTTCCTTCCGCTTCTTCAAGTAGGGTAAGGCGTGAATCTACACGCTCAAAATGTTCATTTCCCTGCTGTAAGCGTGTAAGAATCTGCTCAATTTTTTCATTCTGTTTAATATCTTGTTCACGCAACGCTTCAAGTTTTGTCATGCGTTCGGCAAGGCGGCTTGTACTTTCAATCATATTGTCTAGTTTTGTGCCTTGCTGCGTTATGCTTTTTACAAGGTCAAGCATTGTTTTATCATCCATTTTCCAAAATCTCCTTTTCCACCGCTTCCGAATAATGCGGCAAATGCTGCCACACTTTCACATTGATTTTTTCGTGTTTTTCAGTCCACCAGTTTTCACCGTCATAAAAAGCCGCTGTTTCAACACCGCCAAAGCTGCAAACCCACTTCATAGAACTGTCGGTTGGTTGTGTTTTCTCTGCGCTTCGCCATTCTTTTTTAAGCCGCTCATTCGTAATCATCCAGTCAAAGTGTGCAAGCGTGTAATAACCGTTTCTGTATCGCTCACTGTTTTTCTTTTCCAGCTCCAGAAGTCCGCGCATCCTGTTAAGCTCTTTTTGCTGGTCAATAATCACGCTTACAAGCTGCTGTTTTTCCATCTGTTCAAGTGCCTTGTCTTCCGGCTCTTTTACAATCAAATCTTCCATGCCGTTCATTCTTTGCCCCCTGTGCC